GATCCCCTGACTCGTCGGTAAGCTTTATTCCTACATATGTTATTGATATCCTAGAAGTAGCACGAGCATTTACGCCAGTATTGTAACTATTAGGAATGCAGCCAATCGCATTCATTATTAATTTTCCAGTTTGACGATCTCGGATAGAGATAGTGACTGGTCCAAGATTTAAAAGATCTTGAAGCTTTGGCATTTTGGGAAGTAGATGGACGCCCTGATCAACAACTCTGAAGCCAGAACAATTAATAGTGATGGCTTCGTAGCTCGTGGGCACAACTTCATCCGGGCTGAACTTCCCAAGAATATGAATGGGTTCAGTTCCAATATTTACTCCGTATGTGCAGCTTTCAAAAAGCCCAACAACTTGATTGTTTACGCTAACAACTGCCCTAGGACCTGTAAGTGTTTTTGCCATTTTATACTCCTTAATTTATTATGCAGCCTGTTCGACCTGACTGATGTCTATTGATATTGGTATGAAGAAAATTGTAGTAGCAAGCTTAATCTCAACATTAACAGTCATAGTTGGCCCGCTAATCACTACATCTTCATTTTTATAACCGAGTGGAGCATCATCACTAGAAGCGATTAGCTTAATTCTTCGGTAAATATCCATTTTCTGTGCTAAAAATGCTAAACCGTCAGCTCGCGTAACATCCGCTAAAGACTGACCAACAAACTGAGTTTGGAAGCTTTCAGCTAAATCAAGAGCAACCAAATCAGCAGCATAAACAGCTTGTAAGCTGTTATACACAAAGTTAGAATCGATTCCATATGTTGATTGATCGCTTACCCACTTGACTCCAGCAGTAGCGGATTGTAGTACTAAAAGCCCACCAAGGAGAGCTTTTTCGATATCTCCCGGAGAACCACTATCAAAACCAGCAGGATCTTTGTAAGCTATTACGTTAGCAAGTTTGTTTGTAAACGATTTGTAGAAGCCGGCAGCCTGCATTCCAGCAGCTATACAAGCAGAATACCAAGGCGCAAAAGTTTTCTTATCACCTTTAGAATCGATCTGATCAACATCTTGAAATGTCATATAGCATCGGTAGCTAGCTAAAGAAGCAGCTTTTGCTTCAGCATCAGCGTAGTTACCTTTGAAAGATAACATAGCTACGCGGTGTCTCTTAAGCTTAGCTGTGCTCATCTTAAGAACGTGGCTCTTAGTAGCAGCATGGATAGCGTCGATCGTATAAGTAGAACCAGACTCAGTCAAAGCATCCGCGATGTCCGCAGTAGCGTCTCTGCTAAAAAGAGGGACAACAAAGTTAACCGCAATACCTTCAAGTTTTGTTAAAGCGTCAACGATGTTTGCTCCTGTAGTAGAACCCTTAGTTCCACCGCTCAAGAAAACATAAGCAGACATAGGAGATGGAAGACCTTCTTTGTCCGTAGCAGTAAACTCAACAGCAGAGCTTGTAGCGATTGCGTCTTTGAAGTTTTTTAAGGATCTCTTGATTCGACCGGGTTTTAAAGAAGCACCAGAAGCGCAGATTCCTATGTTCGTAACCTTATCTAAATCTTTTGGGTTCATTTGAGCGCCAAAAGTTGTAGCTGAAGCAGTATATCCAGTTTGAGAAGAGATGTAAGAAGCAAGATCTGTTACTGTAGTGTATTGAGTAATATCGATAGAAAGGTTGGAACCAGTACCGCCTGTTACTGTAGTAGTTAAGATGTTTGCGTTAGAAATTGAAAGGGTAGCTGTAGTTCCAGAATATCCGATTTCTAACGCAACTTGTCCTTTTGCTTCTATAGTTTCATCTAAATTGATGTCAGATCGGATGATAGAAACTTCGATCTCAGACTCAGCAGCAGATTTATAAAGTCCAGCAGTTAAAGCAAGAGCAGCAAGAGACCCAGAAACAATCTCAAGAGTTTTACCCCAACCTTTTCTGTAGTTAGCAGAATCAGCGTTGATACTGATCTCAAAAGTGTTAGGAGCAGTACCAGCAGCAGCAGTTAAGCCAGTTGGTAATAAACCGTTAAGCTCTGTAACTAAAGTAGCGATGTTTGAGTGGTTAGCAGGGACGTTACTCAGTGTAATAGTAGTAGCCGCACCACCGTTAACTCTCAAAACTAAAGTAGCACCGTCAAGAGCAGCACCGAAAGCTGGAACGGTTCCAGATACAACAGTAGGAGTATCTTCTAGTTGGCTAGCAGTAATTTTGTATTTGATCTTGTTTCCATTCTTTCCAAAATTTTTAGCTTTAAGAGTACCGTAGTTAGTATCTACGACAGCTTGTGCCTTTGTTCCTGTATTTGTTTTTAAAATATAAACACGGTTAACAGAACCAGTAATGTTTGCATCGGCAGAAGGAGCGCTTAGAGCACGGAAAGCATCAACTATAGGACCTGCGGTATATTTACGTTGAACTTCAGAAACTTGGTCAGGCGTAAAGTAGTTATCTTTCAAAACTTCGTCTGCAAAACTTTTACCACCGTCAGCCTCGCCAATAATTGCGATAACGCCAGTCGCTCCAATTCCAACAGGAGTAGAACGAACGTTTTGTTCGAAGTAGGCCCCGGGAACCACAGTGTTAACAAAAGATGTAGTTAATCTTATTGCCATTTTTTTCTCCTAGTTATTTTTTTAACCCAAAATGTTCTAAACCTTGTTCAAAAAGTTCAGGTTTATCAAATCCTGAAGCTTTAAGATGAGCCCAGAGTATTTCCTCTAGGTCTTTTGTTTTTTTATAATCTTTTTTAGCAACAGCCCAAAAAGCCGCAAAAGCCTCTCTAGCATCTTGCTGCACTTCTGAAGGAGCTTCAAAAGCAGCTTGGCGAGCTAAACGAAATTCATTTTGCTCTTTTTCTAAAGATTCTCTTACGATCTCTTCTGTTGTTTTTTTGTCAAGATTTCTTTTTCTTCCCATAATTACTTCTTTCTACAGGAGCCTTTTGTGTATGGTTTTTTATCTGAAACAGGCTCATAACCTTCCCAGCATCGCCCCTCAGCTTTTGCCATTCTTTTTGCCTCAATCTTTTCCATAAACTTTTTTAACTTAAGCGGTTGCTTAGCTATAAGTTTGGTTTGAGCTTTAGGAGGGTTAGGTTGTGGAACATTAACTTCTGCCATTTGTGCGGTATTTTGATTCATCGGATCAACTTTTTTCATTTCTTCTTTTTCCGAATGCTTTTCGGCTTTTTCAAGATGGTCTTGAATCAGCTCCTTAGCTCTATTAAGGATACCCTTGGCAATTTCTTCTGCTGTATATTCTTTCTTTTCTCTCACTTTTTTAGCTCCTCAATAAGAAGATTGATGCTCAATCAAAAAGCAAAATGATTTCAAATAGTTAACCGTAACTATTTTTTATTTTTCCTTTCGCTCTTTTGTTTTTAAAACATCGTTTTTTACAATTGCGTTAGAATATACACCTTTTTGGGCTTTTTTCATTTCGCATTTTTCCATAAAATTTTTTAATTTAATTATTCCCTTTTCAGGCTTTTCCATACCTTGCTCCTCATTTACTAATAATGCTCCATAGGCAGTTTTATTAATCCCCGTCATCTTAGGCATACTAGGTGTTTTTGGCGTTTTTGGCATTTTTGGCATTTTTGGGGTCATACCAAGCTGAGCTTCTGCCTGAGCTTGTTTTTGTTGGTGCATCTCTGATATAGAAACATCTTTTTGTAAAACATTTTCCTTATTGGCAGGAATATGATCTTTGGGTGCTTCAGCTAGCATATTAGGGTCAAGGATATCCCTAACAATACGCTGAGTAGCTTGAGCCTGTCCTTGCTTAGAACCTAAAGCTTTTTTAAACGCTTGATAAAGAGATTTTTTTAAATCGTTATTGCTCATATATCTAAGATTACCTCTTGCTAGTCACTATCTCCATCTTCGTCTATCGTAGTCCAGATGTCGTCTTCGGTATCAAGGGAATCTGGGCTATCTAAATTAGATAGGATTTTTATACCAGAACGAATACCGTCTATGGTTTCTTCGCCGATTTCAACAGCCTCTACTACTCTAAATGGCGTTTTAAGCCAACTATTCTCTACTTGTCCTGTAAGTGTTATGTAGCGACTAAAAACATTTTCGCCACCAGGCCCCTCGAAATTAGGGTTTTGCATTAAGTCGCTGCTACTTACGGAGCTTTGCATAAATTGCCTTCCTTCTAAAAGGCTTTCTCTATACCTTAAAATAGTATAAAGTACGATAGCATGAAGCCAAAGAAGGGGTGCTGGATCCCCATGAACATGACATCCAATTGAATAGGATTCTTGAAAAAACGTATGCTCTCTTCTTGCCCTATAAAATTGATATTTAGGTATAATACCTGCCTTTTTAAGCGTAAGCTTAAGATCAGGCTCCAATTTAATGCCATCCGAAACAACATCTTGAATAACATACCCGTTTCCTGTGTCTGGGTCTACTAAAATTTGACCCGCTCTAACACCGCTAAGTTTTACAGATTTAGGTACTGTAAGTATTCCTGTTGTCTTATTATACGAATCTGGAACAAAAGGCTTTACTATGTACGGGATAGGTTTGCCGATCTGGTTAGGCATTAAGGTTTCAACCTCTGTTGAAAGATCACCAAGATGTTTCATGTCTTCTTTTTCAGAAGAGCTTCCCAAAGCAATTGTCACACAAGGAAAATGATCTTTGTCGTTTCGATAGCGAAGGTTAACTTCTATCTTATTATTTATAAACCAGTCTTTAGCTGCATCAATCTCTTTTTGGCCGTATTTATTTTTTAAAGCTGGTTCTTGGATAAAACTTCCAAAAACATCGTCGAGAATCCAAAGGTTCTTTCTCATGTCCTCTAGACCCTGACGGATTGCTTCAGCTATGATTACATCTCCAGCAAAAATCATTTTGTATATTTCTCCAATATAGAAGGCAATATCTCATCATTAAAGATTTTCTCTGCCCACTCCAAAGCCTGATCCATAAATTTTTTAGCCTCAATACCCGGATGAATCCATTTAGAACCCTCGTGCTTGGTACTTGCGATCCTAAATGTCATAATATCCCGTCTAACTTTGCCAGATGGAAGCTTTGTTTGGTAAATTGTAAGATTATCTAATACCCCATGAGATGCTCTAATGCTAGGTCTTGGCGAGTTGATGTTGTTTATAACATGAAGTTTACCTATCCTAGGGCTTCCATCACTATTATACTCGATTTTTTTATAAGGAATGTTCCTAGCTTTTAATTCGGATTTTACTAAGCTTACAATATCCTGAGATTTTTTAGAAGTCTGACCAGACGGTTTGTTATGATGAAACGGTATAGCTCTATATCTAGAGCCGTCTTTTGCCGTTTTGGCGTTTCTTTTAAGAAGATCAGGTATCATAGAACCTGCTTTTTTACCTTCTTCTAACCAAAGAGCTGGCTCGTCAAGACTAACAACCCAAATACCATTTTCAACTTCTTCAAATTTTAAATTATCCAGATAGAGCTGTCTAGTTGATTTTAATTTTTCCGATGCAAGCTCTTGTGTTTTTGCATGGGTCATGGAAGCTACTTTCTTAACACCTTGCGTAATAGCTTCCTCTATTTCTTTTTTTAGTTCCCCAAACTCTTTAGCAATTGCGTTAGCGTCTATAAAAAATTTAAGATCTGGCATCAATACCTCTCATGGGTAATATCGCCACCGTTATCCAATACCATTCCAATTTTTGCGTCTATATATTTTCTTCTTCCAGTTTGATTGTCGACAACCTTTACGCGCCCATCATTTGTAACAAAACCCTCTGGTCTTTGAGGTTTAGCAACGTGGCGTGTTGTTTGTTTGGCTGGCAGGCGCCCCACAGATACGCCCGTCAGCCTCTCTGCTTTGGGAGGCGTTCTTGTCCTTCTTTTTCCTGTTCTTGCTCTGGAGAATATTCTTCAGAAGGAGCGTCGACCATTTCTTGTTCCTGTTCTGGAGACGCAACATCAGGACTAATCATTCTAGCAAGTTCTATCATGTTTTGAAGAAGTCCTAAAATGGAAGCATAAAGTTCTGGTTTAGCTTCTTTAATCTGATCCATTAGATCTTTATTTTGTTTAAAAGCATCTAAATTAGCTGCTATTCTTTGTAAAATATCTTCATTTACATCTGCATCAGCAAGGTCGGCATCTATGTTGTCTTCTTCTGTTGCCATTTCAGGGTCTGCTTTTTCGGCTTCTGGATCTTCTTCTTTTTCGTTTATAATTTTTTCTTCGCCTTCAAGCGAGATTGTAGGCTCTTGTTCAAATTCTGAAGGCTCTTCTTTTTGTTCTGCGTTTTCATTATTTTCATCCAAATCTAAATCCAACGGGAATTCGCCATCGTAGTTTTGTTCTTTATCATCATCGTACTGATCTTGGTACTCATCGTACTGATCTTGGTACTCATCGTACTGATCTTGGTATTGATCATACTGGTCTTGGTATCGATCATATTGATCTTGGTACTCATCGTACTGATCTTGGTATTGATCATATTGATCTTGTTCCAAATCTAACGGAATATCCCCATCTGGAACAGCATCGTTATCTACCATCTCGTCTTCTGGCAAAGAATTTTCATTTATTCCTTCAGGATATTGCATCATATCTTCTGGAGATTCTTCATAAAATTCAGGATTCTCATCGTCGGATTGTGGCATATCTTCTTGATCCAAAGAATCTTCATTGTTTTCTTTGATAGCATGAATATAATGCTCATCCATTTTTTTCTGCTCTTCATCAGCACTGCCCTCTAAAGCAGCTTGATGAGCTTCGTTTATAATATCTTCGGTAGAATCGTCATATTTAACAGACTTGTTTTTTCCTGTTAATTTTGCAGCTATTAAAGCTTTTCCAGATTGACTTAAAGTATTTCCAAAACCTAAAGAAGCAGAAAAACCAGATGCTTCTTCGTATTTTTTTCTAATTTCTTCGATTTTTGATTCATGTTTAGGATCTAATATAGCAGTTAATTCATCTCCTCCAGAAGTAACAATTTGACCCCCTAAAGAAAGAATCATGTCTTCTACGGCTCGATTCCCTGCCTCAATTTTCTTTGATATATCGTGCAATTTTTGCACATCGTCCATCAAAACAGCTTGTCCGATGTGTCTTCCTGCATTATCAGCATCCAAACTTATGAACAAACGATTCATTTTTTACTCCTATTCTTTCTTTCTCTCAAAACCTCAAGCAACATTTCTATGTTTTCTGGATCCCATTGTCTAGAAAAACTAAGCTTAATTCCGCTTTCGTTTTTTCTAATATGAATCTTTTTATTTCTATCAGGACCAAAGCAGATACAACCAGAAAAGCCACTATCATCAAAGATTTTGTTTCCACAATCAGGACAGGTTACGGATTCGTTTTTTTCGATTTTAATTTCATAAAAAGGGTTAGTTTTTTTTGCAGCTTTCTTTTCAAGAAATTGCTTTAGTTTCAATGGTTTCTTTTTCATAGCAAGCTCTTTTTCTTGTTTTTTTTCCTCTTTTTTATTTTCCTGTTCTTCTACATTGTCTGGCTTTTCCAAATTATTTGAACTTTCAAACAACATCTGAGAAAGTCTCATCTTTACAAGCTCTTCAATAGCCTGCCTTTGAGAAAGTTTTTCATCGACAACTTTAGACACAAGATCCCTAAGTCTAAGCTTTTCGTCTATGATGTCTTGAACACGTTCAATGTTCAAAATATCCGAAGAAGATTGGCTACCTATACGGTTAAGATCATCGATGTCGTATAACTCGAAAGCCGACATGATGACTAGGCCGACCCCAGGTAGTGACCGGTGTTTAAAAGAGCTTACGATTTCGCCTTTTTGTCTGATTTCTCCAGAATAAACGTCATTAGCATATTTAGTAACGTTCAAAAAAGCCTCGGGCTCAACCGGAATTTTGATCTCTTTGCCTTCGTTTTCTTTCATTTCTCCAAGTTCTTTTTGCAAAAAACTTAGAATTGTCCTTGGTACGATCTGAAGAGCTGTTTTGATCTCTTCATGATCTAATACCGTATTGGTCTTTTTCTTATATAATTCTATCTTATTCAGCTCCTCAAAGCCGTCTTCACCTAAAGTTTTTTTTAAAAAAGTGATAGCCTGAGGTTTATAAGTCATTTTTAACCCTGTTTATAATTGCTAATATAGCTTTCGTCTTCAACTATAAGAACCTTTAAGTTTGCAGAAGAAGCTATAACCCATTGTTTTTCATAGGTATTAATATAAGTCCAATCATTAGGCTTCATTGGAATACCTACATTTCCGTTGGTATCAGTTACACCAGCGGCCAAAGAAGTAATACCTGACGTATCTCCCAAAGTTATAGATTCTAAGCTAGCAGAGTTATTATATATAGCTAGTATAGTCCCCTTTCTTAAGGAACGAGCAGTTGTCGCGTCTGTTGTGTAAGAATTCGTTCCAATTTGTATTGGTTTTAAAAATGGTCCTACTTGTAAATTTTTATTACCGCCAGAAGCTTCGTTATAATTAACGTTAACGATGTTAACTGGGTCTTGAACATCTCGACCATCTATCTGTCTAATTTTTTTATCTGGTTTTTCTACAGCCATTTTAAGCTCCTATCTTCATAGTTAAAGATTGTTATTGGTCTTCCCCGTCGCCTATATATCCCATATTAACCTTAATTTGGTTTGAATTAGGGTCTATACTTTCGGTAGGTTCTTCCCTAGTTCTTCTTGGCTCTTCGGGCTTAAGGTTTGATGTTTTTGAGTTAATCTGATTTTGATAAACATATTCGCGTTGGATAACAGCATGAGAAGCCATTCTTTCTGGGGCTCTAACATCGCCATTTGTTATATTTGTAATCCTTACCTCGTTGGGTATTTGTACAACATACCAAAAAGCTTTATAAAGATATCTTATAGAATATACGCGACCTCTTTTGGTGTCTGGGTCTATCCCCGGGTTACTACCCCCTGAAAGCCATCGTATATCGCCTGCTGGGGTTATCATAAAATCCGCACCTTCTTGAAAAGATCTCCCTTGGCTATCTTCGATATATTCAATCTTACAAATAGGAAACATTGGGCGGTTATCTTGATCGATTTCGTATTCCATTCTTTGGAAATTTGGAACCAAAACATCGGCATTTGGGTCTGCGATGTAAACGCGATCCCCCGGGCTAAGATAGATTCTATCTCCAGCGGCAACCTCTTGGCCTTTATCATAAAACCTAGGCATAATTAACCTAGCCATCGATTCGTCAAAAATACCACCATCTGAAGCTTTTCTGCTTGCTGAGTTTCCAACCATTGTTGCGGTAAAACAGCCCGCTTTCTTGTAAATAAAGCCATTTGAGCTAATCGTATCAACCCCGTCAGAGCGGCGATAGTCTCCCTTATCCTTTAAACCTAAAGGAGAGGGGATGGCTTTATAATGTAAAAATTGCACACCTAAAGAGGTAACAAACTGATCTTGTTTTCTTAGGTCAAAAGACCCC